TCGATCTTTTGTCAGCCATTGCCGCCTCCCTTGCGCGCACCGTCCACGATGGCCTGGGCGGCCACATACACGGCGGCCAGGGCCGCGATGGAGACCTGGGCCGCCTGGGGCAGTGCGAGTCCCAGCGGGTTCTGGGCCGCCAAGGCCAGGATGGTCCCGGCGGCAACCCAGAGCTTGCGACTGGCGAGGCGGGACTCGGCCCTGGCCAGGAGCGGCGCGGCCATGGGGGCCACGATATTGCCCAGCTCGGCCGCCACCTGGGCAGCGACCGGCTGGGCCGACATAATGGGGTTATCGGGTTTGGTCGCGGGCGCCTCGTCGGCAACGGGGGGCTGGGTGGACAGCTGGGCGGGCTGCGGATTGGCCATGGCCATGGCGATGGCCTCGGCCACGGTCTGGAGCACATCCGGGGTCAACAGGCTGGCCGCCGAGGACGTGGGCTCAGGCATGACGCGCCTCCGTGGGCCAGGCGCCGCCGGGAATATGGGCCAGGATCAAACCGGGATACGGACTCGCGGCGTTGCCCCGGTTCCCCGGACCGCCGTTGTAGGCCCGCATGATGGTGGGCCACGTGCCGTCCCAATACCGATCCACCAGCCGGCGCACGTACAGGCAGCCCCATTCCAGGCCGACCTCCGGCACCGTCAACTCCGCAAACCAGCCCCGGAAGCCATTACAGCGGGCGGTCTCGCCCATGACCTGCATCAGCCCCCACGAGGTGGCCCGGCCAACGCGTTCCGTGTCGACCGAGGAGCCATGCGGCACGAAATTCATGGGTTTGCCCGCGCAATAGCGCTGATAGAAGGCCGGCTCGAACCGGGTCGCCCAGGTGATGCCCCCCACCGACTCGTGCAGCACCATCGCCCGCACGAGATCCACCGGCAGGACGTATTTGCTGGCCGCCGCCGCGATCAAACTTCCCAGATCGGGACCAATGCCGCTCTCGGCCATGTCCGCACCTCCATGCACAATGTGGGCGGACCATAGCGCGCGGCCAAAATATGTTCGCCCGCATGGTGCGGGCGAAAAAGATACGGGCAGTCGATACAGGGAGATGGAGGTGGTTCGTTAAACCAAGAGGAGCGTTATGACGGAAACCGCGCTGTTTTTGAAACTCATCGAGAGCATCGGGTTTCCGGCGCTCATTTTTGCAGTTTGGTATCTTTACCACCGCTCTCAGGTCAAGGCCTGGGAAGCGCGTGAAGCATCTCAGACCGAGGCGTTCAAGGCGCAAATGAAGGCCATGAACGAACATGAGGCGCGGATGTTCACCTTGCTCAACGGCCAGCTCGAAGCGCTGCAATGCCTGGTCGGGCAAGCCGCGCGGATGGAAACGAAAATCGACTCCAACATGTTTTGCCCCATGGTCAGGAAGGAATCCCATGCATGAAGAAATCTTGAAGGCCAAAGGTCGGCTGGCCGAGTATCGGCGCAAACGCGGCGAACTGTCCCTGGAAGGAAAGGGGCTGGTCGCGCTGTTGCGTAATGTCCTCGATCCCTACGAACCAGACTTGGCCCGCCTGCGCATCCCCGAGGCCCGCGCCAACATGGACCGGCTGGCCGCTGTCCACGCCGAGTTGCGCGAGCTGGACACCCGGATCGATGAGCTGGCCGACGCCCTGGGACACGCCGATGGCTAAAGAAGCCCTCCACGGCCTTGAGGCCGAACGCCTCTACGTCATCGAGCAATGCACGCTGGCCGAGATCGCCGGCCGGCTGGATGTCAGTGCCAGGACACTTCAAACCTGGAAGTCGCGCGGCGACTGGGACACCAAGCGCCGGGCCTATCTGGCCAGCCGCAGGTCCTTTCATGAGGAGCTGTACGAGTTCGGCCGCGACCTCCTCGCCAACATCCGCGAAGACCTCAAGGAAGGCCGCGAGCCGGGCACGGGCAAGCTCTATACGCTCGGCCGGCTGCTCGGGAACCTGCTTAAGGTCAAGGACTACGAGGATGTGGCCGCCAAAAAGGAAGACGTGGCCAAGGGGCTGACCCCGGACATCATCCGGCTGATCGAAAAAGAAATCGGCCTGACCGGCGACGATGGCCAAGCATAGCAAATACTTCCTGCCCTATCAGGGGCGGTGGCTGGCCGACACCTCCCGGATCAAGATCTGGGAGAAATCGCGCCGCATCGGTGCGACCTATGTCCAAGCCTACGAGGACGTGCGCGACTGCGCGGCCAAGTCCGTGCCCAAGGTCTGGTTCTCCTCGGCCGACGAATCGGCCGCCCGGGAATACATCGAGTACTGCGAGAAATGGGCCAAGCTCTTCCACTTGGCCGCTGAAAACCTCGGCCTGGTGCTGCTCGACTCCGAAAAGGACATCAAGACCTTCACCATCCAGTTCGCCAACGGGACCAAGATCCACGCCCTGTCCTCGAACCCGAAGGCCTTCCGATCCAAGGGCGGCAAGGTCGTCTGGGACGAAGCCGCCTGGCACGACGATCAGGACAAGATGTGGGCCGCCGCCAGGCCCACCATTACCTGGGGCTTTCCGCTTCGCATCCTGTCCACCCACAACGGGAAATCCTGCCGGTTTTACCGGTTCGTGGAGGCGGTCAAAAAAGGCAAGCTGCCCTGGAGCCTGCACACCACCCCCATTGAATTGGCCGTTGCCGAAGGGTTGGCCGATCGCATTGTCGGCCGCGACCTGACCGAGGCCGAGCGGGCCGCCTGGCTCGAAACCGAACGGGAAAGCGTCGGCGACGAAGATACCTGGCTCCAGGAGTACCGCTGCATCCCAGTGGACGAAGCCGCCGCCTTTCTGACTTACGAGCTGCTCGCCTCGCGGTCGGTGGCCGGCATCATCCGCCCCCTGTCCGAAACGACCGGCGACCTCTACGTGGGCGTGGACATCGGCCGCAAAAAGGACCTGACCGTCATCTGGGTCCTGGAGCGCTGCGGGCCGGTGCTCGTCACCCGGCTGGTCAAAATCATGGAGCGCACCCCATTTCACATGCAGCGCCAGGCCCTGTTCGTGCTCCTGGGGCATCGGGCCATGCGCCGGGCCTGCATCGACGCCACGGGCCTGGGCATGCAGCTCGCCGAGGAGTCGCAACGGGCCTTTGGCCAGTATCGGGTCGAGGCCGTCACCTTTTCCGGGGCAGTCAAAGAATCCCTGGCTTACCCCTTGCGCGCGGCCCTGGAGGATGCCCGCCTCATCCTCCCCGACGACCACGAGATCCGCGAGGACCTGCACAGCGTGCGCAAGGTTACGACCGCCGCCGGCAACATCCGTTTCGACGTGGCCGCCACCGAAGCCCGGGGGCATGCCGACCGCTTTTGGGCCGCCGCCCTTGCCAGGCATGCGGCCGGCGACAACACGTCCGGCGGCCTGACGGCCGAGGCGGTGGTCTCGCGGGGCCGGCGAGAGTCCGCCGAACTGCTCGATCGCTATTAGCGCCCGTCTGCGGCGCGCAAGGTTTCCGGACGGACGAATGGACGCCGGCCGGGCCAGGACGAAAATTGAACGGCGATTGAACGCAAATCGCCCGGCATCACGAGGTCACCACCATGCGCCAAGCCGGCATCTGGACCAGCCCTTTCGACTTTCGCCCCATCGACCGGGGCCCGGGCACCCTGTTCGAGGAGATCGCCACCCGTGATCGCAGCCCCGATTTTTTCAGCTTGGCCATGTCCCTGCCCGATCCGGACCCGGTGTTGCGCAAGCTCGGCAAGGACATCCGGGTCTACAAGGAGCTGCTCGCCGATTCCCGGGTTGGGCCGTGTGTCGAGTCGCGCAAGGCGGCCGTCATCAGCATGGAGTGGGCAGTATCTCGGGGCACCGCCCCGTCCGCCCAGGCCCAGTTCGTGGGGAAGTGTTTGGCCAAACTTCCGGTGGACGAGATCATTCGTCAGATTCTCAACGCGCCGCTTTTTGGGATGCAGCCCCTGGAGGTGGTCTGGCGCCGGGAGGGATCTTCCACGGTACCGGATCGGGTAGTCGGCAAGCCGGTCGAGTGGTTCACATTCGCCCCCCAGGACAACAGCTTACGCTTGCGGACGAAAAATAACCTCATCCTCGGTGAGGAGTTGCCGCCGAAAAAGGTCCTGCTGCCCAGGTACAACGCCACCTACGACAACCCCTATGGCGAACGGGTCTTGAGTCGATGTTTTTGGCCGGTGACGTTCAAAAAAGGCGGTTTGAAGTTCTGGCTGCGCATGGCGGAAAAGTTTGGCTCCCCTTACCTCTGGGGCAAATACCCGCGCGGCGCCGAGGACTCGGCCATCAACGACCTCTCGCGGAGGCTGGAAGACGCCATCCAGGACGCCATCATTGTGACGCCCGATGACGACTCGGTGCAGATTCTGGAAGCGGCGGGCAAGGCGGGCAGCTCGGCCCTATATCGCGACCTCAAGGAATCCTGCGATACGGATATTGCCATCTGCATCCTGGGGCAAAATCTCTCCACCAACGTCAAAAGCGGCTCCCTGGCCGCCGCCGAAGTCCAGGAGCGCGTGCGCGGCGAGATCAAGGACGGCGACAAGAAGATCGTTATCCAGACAATGGGCTCGCTCATCGACTGGATCTGCGAATTGAATTTCGGGCCGGGCGAACGGCCAGTCTTTGAACTCTTCGAGGAAGAGGAGGTCGACCAGAAGCTGGCGACCCGGGACAAAACGCTTTCCGACACCGGGCAGGTGAAGTTCACCAAGCGCTATTTCGCGAAGGCCTACGGTCTTGAAGAGGAGGATTTCGAGGTCGTGGCCGGCACGCCGGTCCCAGGTGGCGAGGCCACTCCCACCGAATTCTCTCAGGCTCCGGGCGCGACCGCCTCACCGACTGGCGACCCCATGGATGCCTTGGCCGCCGTCCTCACGCCCGAGCAGCTCCAGGGGATCGCCGGCAAGCTGCTCGCCCCGGTGCTCGACCTGGTCGAGTCGGCCGCCTCGGTCGAGGACATCGCCGAGCGGCTCCACGGCGTCTATCCGGACATGGACGACAGCACTTTCGAGGATCTGCTCATGCGGGCCATCTTCGTGGCGAGCGTCTGGGGACGATTGAGCGCACAGGCGGAAGGTAAGGAGGCAGGGGTATGAAAGACCTGGTCCTGGGACTTGCGTTTTCTGTTGCGGGACTCTTCGTTACATTCGTCTTCGGAGTGGGCATGGGTGCCCATGCCATCCTGCACACCATTCAGGTAGCGCCCCTCGTGCTCAGGGATGACGGGATCAACGAGCTGGTGCTCACACTGGGGCCATTCACCTACCACAAGCCCTATGCGGTCGAGGAAAGGAAGGGCACGCCATGAAATTGTGGCTCGCCAAACATCCGATCCTTCGCTTGGCGCTCGGTTTGAGCATCATTGCGCTTCTCGCCGTCCCGTTGCTTTGCAGAGACATTTTTTTAGGATTGTACGCTGCGCTGCAACTTTCTTTCCGCGATATAGGCGAAAGCACCAGTCTGCTTTGGCGCAGGACATTCCCCCGCAAGGTTGTGTGAATCATGCCCAACACTCCCGACCTTGCCTTTGCCATCGGCCTGCCGCCTGAACGGGCGATCGCCTATTTTCGCGCCAAGGGCTACGCCATCACTTTCGACTGGCACGAGTTGCAGGCCGAGGCGGCCGCCCGGGCCTTCACGGTGGCCAAATGCAGCAAGCTCGACGTCCTGACCGACATCCGGGGCGCCCTGCAAAAGACCCTCGACCAGGGCATGACGCTCAAGCAGTTCCAAAAGGAGCTGACGCCGACCCTCAAAGCCAAGGGCTGGTGGGGCAAGCAAGATGTGGTTGACCCGCGCACGGGCGAAGTGCGCCGGGCTCAGCTCGGCAGCCCCTGGCGGTTGCGCACTATCTACGAGACCAACATGGCCACGGCCTACGCCGCCGGCCGTTACCAAGAGCAGCTCGAAAACGCCGACGCCCAGCCGTACTGGATGTACGTGGCCGTCATGGACAGCCGCACCAGGCCGTCCCACGCCGCGCTGAACGGCAAAATCTTGCGGTACGACGATCCGTTCTGGAATAGCTTCTATCCGCCCAACGGCTGGAACTGCCGCTGCCGGGTGCGGGCCCTGTCCGAGTCGCGCCTGACCCGCAAGGGCATCACGCCCGAGTCCTCGGCCGGCCATATCACCCATGAGGACGTCCAGGTTGCCCGCGATGGGAGCACGGCCCGCATGGCCGTGTGGACCGACCCCAAAGCCAACGTCCGCGTCCAGACCGATCCGGGCTGGGCCCATAATCCGGGCAAGACCTGGCCTCTGACCGACCGCAACGGCGGCCTGCCGGACTGCACGTCGAGCAATTTCGCGGAGGGCGGCAAATGCATCAAGATGGTGATGGGGCAAAAGGACTGGCAGTCCCAGGGCCGTCCGGATCTGCGCGCGGTGCCCCAGGACCAGCGGCTGCCGGCGCCGGCCATGCTCCCCGGCGGCAAAACCCGAGAGGAAGCTGAGACGATCCTGGCCAAGGCTCTGGGGCTGGGCACACAACCTTTGGTCACGGTGACCACACCGATCGAACGAGTCTATCTCAAACGCGAATTGCTGGCCCATTTGGTGGAAAAGCCGGCGGAGCGTCCCACCCCCGTGGAGTCGCGGGCTCCACGACGGTCCTTCATCCCTTCACAGCGCCCGAACGCTCCGGGAATCTCGACCCCGCCGGTCTTTGTCCGAAATCTATAATACCCGCCGTTCCTGGAGGCAAGCATGGCTGACATGATCGAAATCAGGATTGAAAATGCCAATCTTACGTCGAAACTCAAACGGTTAGCTGCGGCCGGGCGTGATCAGACCCCAGCCATGCGCGAAGCGTCCGGTATCCTGGCCGACGCGGTCGAGGAAAATTTCGACGAGGAAGGCCGCCCGAAATGGAAGCGTTTGGCCGCCTCCACCATCCGGCAGAGGGAGAAGGAAGGAAAGTGGCCTGGCAAAATCCTGCAACGTTCCGGCAAGTTGGCCAAGTCCATCACCCGGCACTATGACGCCACCAGTGCCGTAGTCGGGACCAATGAACCATATGCCGCCATCCAGAATTTCGGTGGTACGGCCGGCCGGGGCCACAAGGTGGAGATCCCAGCCCGCGAATATTTGCATCTGGAGCCGGAGGACGAGGAGGATCTGGAAGCTTGCTTCGCCAAGTTCCTGTCCCGGGCGGTGGAATAGGTGGCCTGCTCGCACTATGTGCCCTACGGCTCGGATCATCTTATATGGATGTGCGGGCCCAAGCGCGTGCCGACCTGCTCGGTGCGAGGGTGC